CCCATAAACTTGCCCAGTCGTGAAACAGGAATGGTATGTGGATTATGAGGCACAAAGGGATAGTCAGCTTTCGTCATCCCTCCGTAGCGGTCGATCAGCTTATAAACAATAGCCGGTTCACCGTGGGACAGTGCGGGTATGACAGTACAGGTGTTGAAACGATCCCACCATGCGGGAGGCCGGATTACTACCACCGGTCTCGATGAAACTGTACCGAGCAGATAACTAAGCCTCTTTTCTACAGCAGCTCCTGTATCTGACGGTTGCGTATGAAACGGGGACTGCAAGAAATAAAGGTCCCCAGCACGGATTGCCTGCATACAATTTCACTCTCCTTTTCTTTCGTATTTTATGTATGCTTATTTAAATTACACTTTCTGATATCGTCGAACACAATGACCATGTATACGCTGAATATCACTGGTGTCATGATAACCAGCTCTACTAGCTTTAGCTCGCACTGTGCTCGGACTATCGGCTTCTTTGATATTACACTCTGCGAGGATCGCTAATTCGCCCAGTTTAATGTATCTGGAAATAGTGCTCTGAGTAACACCGAACTCTTCGGCTAATTCTTGCTGAGAAACATCACGAGCTGCATATGCAAGTGCGGCTCTCTTCTGATCAATTACAAGATCTCGTCTCTGTCTTCTTGTCATAGTTTCATACTCCTCTCTATATTTTGAATTACAATATCAGTGGATGCAAAACCTTATGTATGAAGGCTCTACATCCACTGATATAATATGTATTTCGAGAGGTTATGTACGACCGATCTTACGATAAATCGTAACAATTCGATCATGTAGTTTCTTCTGTTCTTCTGTCTCGTACTTATCGCGATCCCGATGGAATGTTCCGATTTCCTCAAGCAATTTGAAATATTCTACAACCAAAGTTGCCATACTCCCATCAAAACTTTCAATCTCAGGATCGATTTCAGCATCCGCTGCTTGTACATCTTCAGCGATCTTTTCATCCAACTGTTTGCTGACACGCTCAATACCCGCAAGAACATGTGGAGCATACACATCGTTCTCGCTAGATGTGATAAATCGCAATACAAATAGCATTGCCAATGGATGAAGATCAATGTTTAACACATCGTGACAGTATGTGATGATCCACTCCCAACGAATTTGCGCCTCTGCAATAACGTCAGCAAAAATATCATCGGTAGATGCAAAAGCTTTCACACCTTTGTTACAGGTTGCATTCATACCCTGAGAATAACACAATACTGCCAGATTTGCTAAGATGGCTGAGGCTTGGGCCTCTTCATTCGTATGCTCCTTTTGAGCTTGCTGGATAAGTGTTTCTGCAACAGCAAGAATTTCAGCTTTATTAAACTGCTGCAGATCTTCTTCTACCGATTTCGTAGGTTCAACAAGATCAAAAGAACCTTTGCGAACATATTCATCGAAATGGTATACATATCCATTATACTCAAGATCAGGTCCACGGGATCTTAACTCCCAATCACTTCCATCATGAGTAATATTGGGGAAAAATTGATCAGCCTCGAAATCATATTCTACTACAGTGAGGTAGATATGATCACATAAAGGAAGTAGCTGCGCATAGACCGACTCACCACCTATTACACATGTATCGGGATCATTAGCCATGAGGCTACCAAGCTCAAATCCTTCTGGTGCAGTCTCCATATTCCTGGATAGAATCAGATTACGTCTTCCTGGAAGTGGTCTCTTTCCGGGAAGGGCTTCATATGTTTTACGACCCATAATAACTGGATGACCCTCAGTAAGCTTCTTGAACCGTTTCAGATCTTCCGGAATAAATATGATTTGCTTGCCATTGGCTGCGATGCCCCACTTTTGATCTACAAGAGCAATCGCGATCATAACATTCACCTCAATTCTTAAATTTGTAGAATTTCAAATGGGATCCCATATTCGAGACACACTTGATACTCTACGCAACATCCACGAGCTTCTCGGAAATCTTTTGAAAAGAATACTATATCAGCATCTCCCATGAACTTAATAGATTCTCCAAGATGCCATTGACGTGTAGCATTAACAGGAGCATTTTCATGAATGAATGTTTCAAGTAATTCTGCATCCGGAAATCTTTCACAAATATGCTCCATCGCCTTATCTCGATATGCAAGACACTCTTCCTCAGAAATCCCGTGCATTGGATGACTCAGAAACACTTTCATATAGTCACCTCATTAGACTGCCACAGGGATTTTATAGTCGAACGGAACGTAATGATAATCCTTCAGCTCAAAATCCTTTGTAGTAAAGTCATAGAAACTTTTGATATCAGGATTGATCCAGAACTTAGGATTACGATATGGCAGAACTTCGCGCAGTTCCTGAATAGTACGATCATCATAACCAGAGTCGATATTATGTACGGCTTTAACCAACACATTCTCATACTCTTTGATCATACTCTCCACAACAGGGATGTGTCGATCGTAAATATGCGCATCTACAATTACATGGGTAAATTTACCAACCTTCATGCCACAAATCTGAGCCAACATATGAGTCAGAACAGAATATTGAACGGCATTCCAATTATTGGCGGTGAGCATATCCTGTGAACGCTGGTTCAGAATAGAATTCAGAACCATATTTCCATCAGAGTCTTTTGTGACATTATATGTCATAGAATATGCACAGGGACGAAGACCCATCTCGCTGAGATCTTCATGATTGTACATATTCGTAATAATAGACCGAGAACCAGGATTATTTCTCAGGTCCCAAATAACGGCATCGATCTGATTCAGATAAATCCAGCCGTCCTTTTCACCAGCAGACGGGTAGTCAGACAGATTTTCTCCAGGAGTATGCTTATGATGTCGATGGAGTTTACCGATCTGATAGCCATAAGCTTTTCCGATTGTACCATTACCAACATCCCACTCATCCCAGATATGAGAACCGAGCTCACTAATGACATTGGATGCTTTCTGATAGATCCAAAGAATCTCACCAATACAGGTCTTAAATCCTGTTTTGCGCATGGTCATAATGGGAATAGAATCCTGTGCAAGCTGATAATGGTCAACTACATGTAGCAGCTTCTTCGTATGTGCGGGAGTACCATCTTCCCACTTAGGACGAACCTGGAATGATTCATCAGAGAATCCCTCCGCAAGGATCTTCTTACAGTTACCAATGAATTTAAAATCAGCATAGCTCATATATACTTCCTCCTTATTTCATATCAAATATCTGCGATATTATCCAAACCGTAGATATTTTTCACAAAATGTTTAAAAGCATCTTTAAATCTCCTATACTCCTCCTGTACAGGAATTTTCAATGCTGATGCTGTTAGTATGCCAATTGTGTTATATCGTATACTATCAATAGTAGGTTTGTCCTCCATAGTGGTATTCAACATAGTCAAATCACCGTTATAATAAACAATCCCACCATGACAGAATACACGAAGTTCCCGGCTAGCCATATGCATGATCGCTTTCATATCACCTTCGAGCGTGAGGCCGATAAAGCCATCACTGTGAAAAATATGAGAGACTACAGGACGAATTGTCACCAAAGATCGAGGATCAGTATCCCCTGTAGGAATTCTTGCATACTTGACTGTAATTCTACAGCTGTTGTAGTTCTCATCAGTTTCATATGTAATAACATCCGTGATCAATATGGTAATATTCCTTACAATGCGATTGGCTTGAACTGATACAAGTTTAAGATTCAACGCATGCTTCTGGGGAAGAAGCCTTGGAATCCCACCTGGCATTTTGTTCAAATAGTCTTCATAGAAGATTTCAGTAATTTCCCCCGTAAAATTAAGAGTATCACCTTTCTCTTTAAACTCAAGGATATTCAGAGATACCTCACCAATTACTTCATACGAGAGAAATGATGTAGTTTCATTCGTGTAATGCATTACTGTATATCCTTTCCCAACTGCCACCAACTATTGTTTAGGACCTTAGTGGCAACTGCTGTATTATAAAGACAATCGAAACACAAAATAATTGGACCCATTGCATCCCGATCAATAAATCGTGCACGAGCTTTAGTTCCCGTTTTCTTATTGGCAAGGACCACCATAACACCTTCCACAGTATCCTCACCATAAACCTCTTCATAAAGTTTTACATAACCTGCAAGCTGAAGAAACTGACTGAGATAAAAACTGGGACTCGTTTTATAGTCTACGAAGATTACCTTTTCGGGATCACAAAAACCTTCAATACCACAATCGATAGTACCACCAAGTTTCTCACCGACTACAACTTTTTCAGTGAACTTAACTTTGACGATATTTTTTACATCTTCATACCATTCGAAGAAAGAATGAATTGCATTGGTAGCTTCCATTTCAGACTGAAAACCGTAGACACCATATGCGGAATAGTCAATAAATGCAAGCTGCTTGGGATTCATGAACTGTTCGACTACACCATGAAACATAGAACCGATATTTGCAGTTCTTTCAAGCTCTTTCTTATAGTCAATACCTTTGAAACCCAACATATTTGCCCAAGTCATCAACTGATCCTTAGCAAGAACCTTGATAACTTCAGTGATGCGCATAACGCGTTCGCCTTTTGAATTTATGTAAGCCTTATTGTGGTTATCAGTTTTAGTCTTACCACTTTCGACTTCAACTTTCTTCTCCTGCTCTTTATCCTTTTTGGCCATTAAAATCACTTCTCCTCCCGTTTCTTATAATGATCACATTTAATATATGCACACATGAATGTTCCTTCATTAAACTGTTCCATACGTATTAAGTTTTTACAGCGATATAAAATACGATGTGCTATACAGTTATTTTTGGGTGGTTTGGCCCACTTTTTAGCTTTACCACCTTTAGGAACTTCATTGAGTATCTGAACCATATATGGCTCACTGTACATACAAGTTTGACAATTATGTGCAGATGCATCGTCGCCTTGAGTACACATGCATCTATACCTAGCGTCATAGAAAGGTTTGATTAAATCTTTACTACAACTAAACCGATATCCAACTAAATATCGAACTTCACCACCAGGATCCATTATCCTGAAAGCATCAGCTGTTATAATATCCTCTTCTCGAATAGCCTTTGAGCATGAAACACAGTTGTATGTTTTGGTCATATTACGTTTCATTTCATGCTCAGCACGATCCATTTGAAGTTGCGAAATTTTCTGTCTATTCATACGTTGTTTCATAAGGAATTAGGCCTCCATATAATGGTAAACTTTGAGGAAATATACCTCTTATACCCATTTCAATTTCGACTAGGGGATCTTTAGAAAAACATAAGTATACATGTTATATGTGTAATAATCAGCGCTGAATGAAAGGAGCTAAATTGGAATGACTGACACAAAAGTCTTTCTCCCCTCTTTGTCTTGGCCACAGGACGATACACTGACACTCTTGGGGGAAACTGTCGGTGAGCGTAAAATATTCTACCGTCTCAGTGATTCTGAGGTGTTTGAATACGCTAATAAAAACACTATGGTCAACGGCCAGCGGCTGGTTGACGTAATCCCCCGTATGACCGTTGAAAATAACGGATTTCTTCATGTCGATTATACTCAATTTGACAAGACTGTGCAGTATGAACTCTTTGAAGGTCCTCGTTACAAGTTGAGCTGCAAGAAAACAATGCGCTCTATGATTGATGATGGATCTGTAATCATGGTCTACAGCGAAGAGTATAAACTTCCTACATGCATCCCCTATATCATCCAGGGCAGTGGTCGAAATGCTCGTATCTTCGTGAACATTTCTGATTTTGTCCAGCTTGATAATATGGGCAAATATCAGATTGCTCATAGCAGAAATTATAATGCACTTATGGCAGCATTGTTCGCTGCATGTGTTGCATTAAAAATTGTGCAGACAAATTCTTCTGTTCCTGCAGATCTGGGCGATGGTATGGCTCTTCTGTATGGTTCTATGCTGGAAAAAGCTATTAACTCTCTGGTACATATGGATCCTGTCACTAAAGACAAGATTCGTTACCTGGCTACTGAGTTTGCCTTGATTCAGATGTATGGAACACAGACTGGTCAGGAAATGTTCTTCCGTCGGTATAAGAATACATATTTCCCAAAGCTGTCTAAATTGATCACTGAGTCTTTGGATGCACAGTTCCAGACAGATAACTTTGATTCGATCTCTTTGTTTATTCTGGAACTGAAACGTCTCTGCCCTTCCATGAAGGGCCTCAGCGACTATCTGGTATATGACAAGTGGATCAGACTATACGGTGCCGCTACAGCTATGTCGATCGACTATATCGGCTATCATCTCTATACGATCTGTATGGTTCTGTTTGAATCTCCTCTGATTTCTCGTATGGCTCTTGAGCCTGTTATGGAGAAAACTAAGGGCGCAGATATGTACAAGCGTATGCAGTTGATGATCGGCAATCAGTAAGAATGTAACCACGACGGGAGGGGACAATAGCTCCCTTCCCGTCTTATCTTTTAAAGGGTGGGATTTTTGCCTATATTCTTTTATAGAAAAGCCCCCCTGAGAAAATATATGGAAAGGAGGCGAGCTCGGGTGCTTGTCTCAAACATGTCAACTACAACCGAACTGTATAATACACTGAACGAGATGGGCATACTCTGTACGGAGGAACGGAGGATCCGAGAAAATAGGGAATATATTGGGCAGAAATCTATCGAGCAATGTTCGTTATCCTATCGTGACATTGAGCGTGTTGGGTATTTTTATCCACATTTCATGATCGATCGTCAACCTATTGAAGATTTGGAAATCTGGATCGATGATGAATATATTAACCCCAATACTATTACGTGGATCGAATCTGAAGTTCATCTCTATGGTATCATGCCAAAACATTACGATATTGAGAATACCGTGGTTACATTGATTCGTAATGAAAATATCTTCCAACGATATACTAAGATCGCCGATGTTGAGGGCGACTATATCCACGTGCAAAGAATTGATATCACCAGACAACCTTTTGCGAGTATGGATAATCCAGGTAAATGTGTATACTACATCAGTAATGGCAAGATATGTATCCCTGAAGTAAAACAGATTGATGCAACTCACTGGGAGTTTCATTGCTCCTATACGACTGATATCGATTTGTTTCTTTGCGCAAACCTTGCTGGTGTATATGAGGTAAAAGCCAATACTGGTATCTTCATTGATAGTCCGTATCATACTCGATGCTATCATCATATCGTTGTAGATCATGATCCTGGGTATCCTATTGATGCTAAGTTCTATCCTTGCATAAAAGTAGATAAAGACTGTATCGTTAGAGTGTATACCGACAGCTCTGACAGGATACCTTGTCCGGATGTATCACGTTTGGTTTGCTATCCGGAATTTATGATGATCGATGATCCATATAACTGTGATGTAGAATATCTGAACAAGCTCCGACCGGTGAACGATGTAATCCTTGGGTCTGACGATGAAGAGATTATTCTGGATAAGCTTTTCAGAATTGCAGCATACTGCTATAGACTTTGGGAGAAATTCCCGTTCTTCTGTAGTGAGCAGAATGATTTCTTGATGTGTGATAACAGTCGCTTTGCAAGACCTACTTTCTTCCAGACAGATATTCATATGCTCAATGGTAAAACAAAAAGTGCTATTGTCACAAATGTACCATTTGAGCCTCATCGAGATATCATGTTCTATTGTGGTAATATTTTTAGTGACTATCAGGTGGTATCTCTTAAAAAGATAGATGACCATTATGTAGAAAACCTTGAACTTGGTAACCCCACTTATATCATTGACTCTGAGATGTATGATGTGAATAGGTTTACATTGATCAAGTTTAACGCTGGTGAAGATACTGTCATTGAAAATATTGGAGATTATGTAGATCTGAATAATATTTTAGAACTGCATACTAAACTGAACCGCTTCTATCGGAACCTGCTTATTCTTCGTGGTGATGTGATCGATCATCCTGTAGATGATGCTGTCCGTGTAGCAACTGTTGAGCCTTCGGTGAAAGACCAGCATCTTTGGTTCGAACTTCTTGTCAACGTAGAACCTGATATGTTCCAGGTAAATCCTATTGAACGTATCAAAGCCATGGGACTTGATCCTGATAATATCCCTCAGGATATCAAAGCTGGCTCATATGCAATGGATATGATTATTGATGATACAGGCCCACAGGAATACACTGAACTACTACTGACATATTTTAAACTATCTAAAGGCCATAAAGACTATCTGGTTCTACAAGAAGGTTCTGGCATAGATGACCCCCGCATTGTTGAAAGAACCGAGATGAATATTGGTCCTCTACCAGAATCTCCAGAATTGAATGCCGTGTCCATTGAAGACAATACTCTTCCTGAGCGTGAAGGTTTCGAACAATACGAATCCGGTATTGGCCCTCCTCCTGATAGTTGGCATTATGAAGGTCAAATATATGCCGAGACTTTTGACGTAGATGGTAAAGATAATCCTGATACACCATATATTGATGAAAACCCGTTCGATAATGTGTTGAACGGTGTAGGTGTTGTAGCGCCGGACATGTTTGCATTGGAAACTATCTCTTATGTGGATGATGAATCTGGTAACTATATCACTGGTGCAGAGATCGCAGGATACACTGTCGAGCAGAAAAAGAGAATCATTCTCCGATACATTACCGAGGGTACTGAGGAGGATAAAACTGCGATCAGAATTCTTTGGGAAAGTTATCTGGATACAATGGATAAAGAGACTCTAAACGTAGCAGTCTATAAAGTTCTCTTGATCGATTATGTGTACAGTAACGCGGCGAATGAAATTGAGAATCCTTATCCGGAACTCGATAATGTGGATATGGAAACGGATGGTGCTGAGTATATCCTTTCCGAAGAGAAGCCGGAGAATGCTGAGATTGGCATGTACTGGCTAGATATCCCGCCTGATCCAGAAGATGCTGCTCCTGTTATTCAGACTGCGAAGATGAATAACCTGAAGTACATCATGTCTATTAGGGAACCCGACTTCGCTGAAATTGGTACAATCTGGGTCAACATCCCTGGTGTCACACTGCAGGACTACGTTGGGGAAATTGTTTGTTCTCCTCTTATGGAAAATGGATACAATCTCCCTGAAGGTTTCTTAATGGATCTCGGTGAAGGTGATGTTAAATCAACGCTGACGTTTGACTATGGCGCACATGGCGATGAGACTGAAATTGAACTGTTCCGCAAAGTTGACGATCCCACACTTTATAAGATCAACTATGGTAAACAGTTCTCCGAAGATCCGACTGATCGTGCAATTTGGTATGAATTCCTAGAAGAAATCGATAACAAGGTCTGTTATTCCGATACTGAGTCTATGATTCTGAATATCAACGAACGTCTGCTGATGCTCCAGTTCGATCATGATAATATTACAGCATTTATGTTTGATGATATTGTTATGAATTTCAGAGGAAAGCTTGGTATTCGTTATATCAGCATTCTTGCAGATCTGATTTCATCTGGTGTAATTGATCTGAAAGATGTTAATATCTTCCATAAACGTCTTGTCACTGGCGAGGATGTCTTTGATCCTGGTCTCATGCGACTTTATACCGGAAGATCTCATACCGTTAGTACCGCTCGAATTGATACTACCGATTACAGTGTAACGTATTCCACTAACATCGGAAGATATCATATCGACTATGACGATGAAGAAGGTGTAACTAACCGTGAAAGAGAAGCCGCATGGAGACATGTAATCGATTATTCCTATCGAGATATTGCATTCCTGGGTGATAGAATGATGCTATTCGTCAATGGTAGATATATCCCTAGAACGGAATATAAAGAAATTGCCGCAGGTAAAATCCAGTTGCTGAATTTCAACGAGATAATTTCTTGTGTCGATTTCTTCTATAGCAAGAAAGATATCTATCTTAGTCGAGCAAAGCGTCTTGCTATCCAATATTGGAATGCTCCTGACACTTCTACTAGTATTCAAAGACCGGATAGAGATTATGAGAAAATGATTCCGATGCATGTCTGTGATAAGACATATCGTGGATTCTACGATGTTCTCATGGAGGAGTATATCTATAATGGTAGACTTATGAGAGAACTGAAATATCTGGAAGATCATCAAGATGAAGCTGAATACTTTATCAGAGATCTTGTTAGAAAATTCAACGCTATCTCTGATATCAGTCTTACCGGTATGCCGGATAATCAATCTCGCATTATTATTCCTGGTCTTGGTAGTGATCAGACTTATACCATCAAAGAGTAAAAAGAACACCCGGGATTTCTCCCGGGTGTCTCTTCTTTATCCAATCTATACTTATAATATAGACTAATTTATCACCAAATCGGAAACAGAAAAGAGAGCCAGCTTGGGCTCTCTTTATTTCTTTTCCACTTTAACTTTTATGTCGGAACATCAGTATAATCAAGCAACGAAGGAGGATTGATGGCCATGACCCGTGATCCGGTCAATACTACATTGAGCGAGTATCAAATGCACTTGCTGTCGCAGATATTCCGTATCATTGTAAAAGAGATCACTTCTGATGACGATAAAGATAAACTTGCACCCGGCGAACTTGGTATCAACTACAAAGAAGGTACTTTCTATATTCGGAATCCCCATAACGGGCGGCTGTTCTCCCCTAACAGCCTTGAGTATCTGAAGCAGATTCTTACCAAATTTGATCCTGGAACGAATGTTCTTAATGCTGATAGAGTAAATGGTATTACTGTATATACCAGACTTAGTCAGTTGGATCAGCTGGATCTTAGCTTTACGCCGGATAGTGTAATTCGACAAATGAAAGCACCTGCATTTTTCTGCGGTCCAATCGAGTATGAAAACTTTGAAACACTCGGATGGCCTACTGCATTCGGTATGTGTATGGCATTTAAAGGTGATGAAGAACATGCAGTGATCAAGTTCTTTGATACCGATGCTTATATTACATATGAGGGTAAATATAATCGACATAAGCATCTATTCGAGGGATGGGGTCTTGATGGTGCAAGTGCTGGTGATATTTATGCTGAAACTGTTGGTGGAGGAGACTCTACCAGCATTTTTGTGGACGGGGAAATTAAGGATCTTATGGTAATGACTGTTCGAGTTACCGAAGATCTGAACCCGGGCGCAACCATTTCCGTGAACTCAATGGACCCAATGCCCATTGTTACGAAAGAGGGAGAGCCAATTCCTCATTCTATCACAGAAAACAACATTATAATGCTCATATACGATGAACCTGATTCAAGCTGGGTTCTGCTAGAGTCCACAGAGTCTGCCGTAACTTCTGTAGTATCTATTCTCAGTGAACGAGTAGAAACTTTTTACAAGTCTACTGAAATTCGTTTCGAGGCTATGACCAATTACATTTCTGAAATTCAAAAGGAATGTAATCAGAAACTCGTAAAGCTGGAAGAGACATTACGTGAAGAGTACGAGATGAAACTCAAGGAACTCGATACTTCCATTGCTAACCGTCCGGGTAAGATTGATGCTTTGGTGGTAAACTATACCGTCGCCTCTGACGATGTTACCAGCATTGCCACGATCGAAGGTTTCGATGGATCTGTTGACAAACTTGTCGTGAACTATGGCCAAACTATGCTTCGTGTCGGTATAGACTACATTGCTGTCGAAAATGGCATCCATCTTATCAACGACTTCACCCTTGCTTCGGGTGATGTGATTCAGTTCATCGTACTGAAGCAGATCAAGCAATCTGAATAAATCTATTTACCAGAAAGGAATGTGAAGATTTATGGCTACTACTCGCAAGACTACTGTCCGTCGGTATAATGGCGTAGATTGGGATGCTATCCATTTCGCTACTTCTGCCGACATCGTTGCCCTGGGCGCCGCTTCCACTATTACCGGTGAGGAGACCGCTTTCCAGGTCAATGACGTTCTGAGCGCTGAGGAGACCATGTCTGCTCTGATGCTGCGTGCAATTAATCGCATGGCCACTATCGATAATGTCGTTATTCCTGCACTGAGGGATGGTTCTGAGATCACCACTGTCAACGCTTCTGCCATTGAGGGTGTGATCGCTCGTGAGAACCTGCCCGTTGACATTTCCGGTAAGGGTGTCGAGGTTGGCTCTGAGGACGCCAAGGCTGCTCTGACTGGCGAGGATGTTAACGTAGGCGATATCGTCAAGGTTACCAACGGTGCCGTGTATCTGGTCACTGCGGTTGCTGACGGTACCGTTTCCTACATGAAGCTGTCCGATGAGACCTCTGCTGTTGCTTGGAGCCGCATTACCGGCGCTCCTACCACTGTTGCTGGCTACGGTATCACCGATGCGGTGAAGACTACTGATCTGGCTAATGCTGGTGGCGCTGCTGCTGCTTCCAAGGTTGCTCAGGCTAATGCTGACGGTAAGCTGGCTTTCGATATTACCGGTGATGCTGCTACTCTGGGTGGCAATGCTGCCGAGTATTATGCGGCTGCTTCTCGTGTTCAGACTGTTGAGGAGATCGTCGGTAATGCTGATTCTGACACTGGCCTGGTTGCCGACGTGAAGGCTCTGCAGACTGGTATCCAGAACATCGATGCTTCTCAGATCAAGACCGGCACTCTGGACATCTCTCTGTTCCCCAAGGCTGCCATCGAGCGTATGTACGTCGTGGCTTCCGAGGCTGAGCTGGCTAACCTGACCACTGAGCAGGTTCAGAACGGTGATACCGTTAAGGTCGCTGATGCTGAGGGCTCTGTTGGTAAGATGTATTTCGTTACCGACGAGACTAAGCTGGGTACCGCTGACTATATGCAGGGCCTGATGCCCTACAGCGCTGGCACTGCCTCTGCTGTTGACTGGTCTGGTGTTCAGAACAAGCCCACTACTCTGGCCGGCTATGGCATTACCGATGCCGTTGCTTCTGATATGCTGGTTACCGAGGCTTCTGCTGCCAATGCCGGTAAGGTTCTGGTGCTGAATGCTGAGGGTAAGCTGCCTGTTAACATCACTGGCGACGCTGCTACCCTGGAGGGTCATGCCGCTTCTTACTTCGCTACCGCTGAGGCTCACGAGAATCTGGCCGGTACCGTTGAGGAGATTGCTGCTATCGTTCTGGGTGCTGGTGATGGTGGCGAGACCGTTGTAACTCGCGTTGATGCTCTGGAGGAGACTCTGGGTGACACTTCTACCGAGGGCTCTGTCCTGTACAACATCAATGAACTGCAGAGCCAGATCAAGGCTATCGATGGTAGCTGGATCACTACCGGTACTATCGCTGCTGAGCGTCTGCCCGATATCGCCTGGACTAAGATCACCGGTACTCCCACCACCCTGGCGGGTTATGGTATCACTGATGCTATCAACACTGATATGCTGGTTGACGTCGCTTCCGTCGAGAATGCTGGCAAGATCCTGAAGATCGGTGTCGATGGCAAGCTGGCTGCTGATATCACTGGCGATGCTGCTACTCTGGGCGGCCACGCTGCTGACTACTTCGCCACTGCTGAGGCTGTTGCTGAGCTGGCTCTGAGCGTGCCCGTTCTGGTTTCCAGCACTGACGAGATGCAGGATGTTGCTGTCGGTCAGATGGTGATGGTCGAGATTGCTCAGTAATTAGTAATCTCAAACTGCACAACTAAGACTTAAAATAAAGTACCGCTGGGGATATTCTCCCCAGCGGTATTCTTTTCGTGAAACATGACTATAACCGGAGATATCCGATGAAGGAGGTAATGTTTTTATGAATCGGCTATTTCGTATGCGCCGTTTTAATGCGAAGAAAAACATCTTCGATATTCTTTTTCCACAAACGGTAACTTCTAATATTCTTCGTCGGGAAAACGGCGGTGTATTAGAGACCTGGCTGACTACCTATGATAATCATCTGGGTAATTCAGTGAAACATTTCAACCATGCATATAGTCGTGGCACTGAGCGAAAACTAGAAGCGCATATTCGTAATAAAATTCTCACAGATGGATTTCCTCTTTTACTTACAGTTCACACCAATGTAGAGTGTGAACCATCTCTCGATTTTAATGGAAGTGGACCTAAACCTATTTTAAGTGGTGCGGGTGAACCTATTCCTGGTGGTCAGTGTGCTGGAACTACAATGTTCCTTGTGTATAGCGAAAAACAAAATGCATGGACGTTGATGAGCAGTGATACCTATAGTGATATCACTAAGGTGCTGCTCCCTGTTGTAAGAGAATACACACATACTGCCACACACGATAATGAGAGTTTGATTGTAATTCCCGGGTTTGATGCTAACACAATGATGCTGGATATTAACTATGGTCAAACTATGCTTCGACCGATGCTAGACTATGAGTTCGTTCGTAAAGCTCCCGATACAATAAAACTCCTCAACTTTTCGTTGTACAAGGATGAAATTCTTTTCTTTAAGATTACATCTTATACAGTGACTGCTAAGCGTGGAAATTTCAAATATGATATTGAAGTAGAAAACTATCCAGTAACGATTGATGAAACTGGAACAGAACGAGTGCCTATTCCGGTAAAGGCTATCGGTTCTAATTATCTGGAGATCAACTATGGTCAAACTATCTTACGAAATGGTTTAGACTATGAAATCACAGAAGATTCGGCTCATATCCAAATGGCGTTTCCTCTTTATGCTGATGATATTCTCGTTTTCCGTACTGTCAGGATGATTGAAACCAATGGTGAAATTGTTCCAAATAATTGGGGAGCTACTGGAAACTACAGATATTCTCTCAATGTATTACATGAAGAATATGTAGCGACCGATAATGGGATTACTGTTATTCCAGTCCCTAACTTTAATCGTAAGAAAGATCATCTTAGTGTAATCAGAGACAATAAATTACTCGTGTATGATGTTGACTACACCATTGATACTCTGGATCAGGTAGTGCTTCTCACCAGTCATCTGGATACAAATGAGGCTATCTATTTTACAATTCTCCAGGGTGCAATGATGGACGTTCCCAACTTCAACGTCATCAATGCAAGTGGTCAGTCTGGTCAGCATATTCATTTAGATATGTCCTATAGCGTTCTCTGTGACCATTATACTTTGCTGGTAAAGTTAGCACATGATCTTGAAACGGCGCCCACGGCAAAATGTATCGATGGTCCCGCAGAGGCTATCTGTGACTGTTTTGGTAATCCTGTATTTGGTGGATATAAAGAAGGATCTTATCTCTGGTTAGTGTATAATGAAGATAAGCACGTTTGGTATTCTCTCGGTCATGGTCAGATGGATATCACTTCTACATATCCTATCTTCCAGGTTGCTGAGGGTGACGGTAACTTCTTCGGTGATACACAGAAAGATCTTTACTATGGCGATGATCCTAACACTCTTGGTGAAACAGTGATTGAACATGGTCTCGGTATGGTTCCATCCCAGATTACTATTCAACCCTCTGAACCACCTAATATGGATGCAGATGGTAATCGTACTACAATCGGTGATGTGTGGTATCACGCAGATGAGATCAATCTCTATGTCGGTAATACTGGTAATGCTACTAGTAAGTTCCATTGGACGGTATCTACACAGAATCAGAATACTGACCTGAGAACTTATCTGGAAGCAGCTATCACCGAGCTCAAAACGCGTCCTGGTAATTTCTTTACCAAGCTTGCAGTATACAGCGAAACTACCAACAATAACAACTTGATCACGGTTGATGATTATAATCCCGATACTGATAAGATTCTGCTTGTCAATTATGGACAGACAGTTCTGCGTGAAGGTCAAGATTATGATGTCACTGCCACCGGTATTGAGCTTCTCAATATCCGACTGAAAGAGGGGGACATTCTCCAGTTCCTGATCGTGATTCAAGCTGCAACTGAGTAAAGGAGGTACCAATGGGTATATTCCATAAAAAGAATTCCGAAGGCGTAAAAGAACCTACTGGATTCACAAACGGCTTAGCAAAAACTTTCTCATCTACATCTAAGCAGCTAATTTGGTTCTATTCTATCAATGGTGTTGCATGGATCTGGTGTTCATATGTTCTTGCCTTTATGGGACGTGGACAGATTGCAGAAAGTCTTTCATCTAATGTGTGCACAATCGTAATCGGACAAATCGGTTTCTATCTTATCACCAAGACGATTGAGAATGTTTTTAAGTATAACGATATCTTCAAACCTCGTGGTGATAAAAAGTCAAAAGAAGAAAAAATTGAAAGTGAGGTAAATTATGATGTCGACATCCCAATCCCTCAACCAATCCCAATCCCAGTCTCTGAACCAGACTACACAGACGAATACGTCGACACTGGAGACGAACCAGTCGGCTAATGTTGAGAAACTGATCAACATGGCTCAGTCTCTTGTCGATATTCAAGCACAGAAGCCTACACTAAAAGATAAGCTGAAGAGCCGTAAATTCTGGCTTGCTGTCGCACTGATGGTGGCCGGTGTATGTGGTGTGATCGGTTTTGGTGACAATACCACAGCTATTATTGTCTTTGCAATTCTGGAAGTCGTTGCTGTTGTCGGCTACTGGATCAGCGAAGGCGGTCTGGATAAAGTGCGGGCTCAAGAGCTTACTGTGTCTATCATGACGCTGATTGAACTTATTGGTGGAACGACAAACGCTGAAGAGGAAGCTCAGAAGGCTATCGATGAAGCTAAACAAGAAGCAGCGAAAGAAGACGCTACTACTAAGGAGGAAACTACTTCTGAGTGACGGCAATAGCTGTTGCAGTAGCATATTCCTGAAAATTGAATAAAAGATGTGGAGGGGTCATTGCCCCTCCACATCTAATTTCTTCATATCATTGATTACGACAAGAGATGTCTCGTCCTGTCGTTTTGCTACACACTCATAATATGTCTCATATGCAGTGCAATGATCATTGTATGCAAGAGTAAAAGCAATCGTACCAGAACGGATCAGATTCTTAGCAATATTGGACAGAACTCCATATCTCTCCATATAACCAAAGATCAATTCTAATCGACCATACATATCAGGTGTATCATTAATTTTTGGTGTCATATCGTCAGTCAGAAGAGTTCTTCCGCGAACAATGATCATATCACCATTTGCGGAATCTTCACTGATATCAGTTCTGATGGATGTTGATCCGGGTATAGCCACTTTATTCGGAAATCCGAATGCATTACTGTCGTGAAGTACCTCAGAAAGCTGTTTCTGAACATCTTTTACGTATTCTATGTTCTTCATTGCCGCTTCCTTATATCTAGCAACTTCTTCTACTCGCGCAGCATCAACGCGCTCCATATCACGAAGTCTCTGATTAGCAATCGTGAGCTGTTTATCAAGATTCTCTTTTACTTTATTGAGACTTGCAATCATATCGTTCTGTTTTGTAACGACTTCAGCAACCTCATCATATCTTAACTGAAGAGTTTCATGCGCGGAAATAATTCCCTTCAACCCTTCTACCGTTTGTTCAGCAGAAGTTCGAAGAGCTACAATTTCAGCGTCATAGTAAGCTGTATTATCGGCCAGCTTTTGCTTCATCTGGCTTTGTGTATATAAATGAAAGAAGTTTAGGATCTTTTCCCATAATTTCATCATATAAATTCACACCTTTCTGTGATAATTGATAAAATAAAATGAGCTGTAGAGGACACACCACCCTCTACAGCTCCCTGCCTCACAAGCAAACATACCATACTCAAGGAAGTGCCTTTGTTGTCCTGATCGACCGTTGAAACTTGGTCGACAACGATATCCACGATTACATAGATTGGAGGTCATGTTCACAATGTCTGCTGCCCAATATCCAAAGGATTGCATACGTATGTGCCAGGGTTAGGCTGTGAACCTACGATACGAAACTATCACCCTGGATATATTAAGATGGATATTGATGAAATAAAAATACTACCGAGGAAAGAGAGTCGAGACACATTTACATAACGGCCTAGAACAATAGCTCTGCCATTACCACACCGCATCCGTCAGATCTGATATATCCCGACGTAATTTACCGAGGACTTGCCAGCGCGTATTCGTTGGCCCAAATACCACAGTTAAGCAGGATTAATAAAAGATCCCAGTTTCGCCTCAATGTAGTTCTCGACTCTCAATCCTCAAATAGACCAGTAACTAGGACTCTCGCTCATAGAGTCCTATCGGCGCATACTACTTGTCCTGTAGCATTGTTACCGGATTTCTTATTTTATATCCTGCGCTCGGTTCTGGTATACATTCAATGATTAGCCGCCTAAAGCCAGACCTTATTATCGGCGTGTCGCTAATCTGACCATACAGCGTTGACACTACGACTGTACTGAGCTGGAATTAGCGCCGAGTGAATTCCCCGCTATCACCGGACGCCTAAAATGGCAAGGCACAACGGGCCGCCACATGCACGCACGAGGGCAGGATGATTCCACATATCACCCCGCCAGGGCAGCCCAACCGAATCGTACCTCAATAGCCCGCTAGCAACTTCGAGCTTATAAATTAGTTATAGTATTAATCAATTAATAATTAACACATAACCACAAAGCCGTTCACTGAAATCATATTGGGTGTTGGTAATGTAACGACATTACAAGATCCTGTCATTCGATAAGACTTAATCTTGCGAATAAAGATCTTATCCCCAGGAGCCCCACCAATTCCACTCAGTGCTGAAACGAAATGTTTCGTATTCGGAGCAAAATTCACAGTAAGATGCGTAGGCTCCCAGTCAGCATAATCGAGCAACGTCCCAGTTGCTCCCATTGTAACAGTGAGATCATCCTCCGACGTAACAACCACTTTCTGATGAATCCCATTATTGATTACTTCAAGAATACTCATTGTACCAACAAGAGGTTTCTTCATATCATCTTTTCGAGAGTCTTCGATCGACTGAGGGTCCACATAATAAATGCGGTATTCCCCCAGTCGACCGGCAACATAAGCTGCATAAAGATCTCTTAGCGTAGTAGTGGTTGTAGCGCCATTGTGAACGACCCAGATACGTTCCTCAATAGCGGCACCATTCACGCACTTTCACCTACCTGTAACTTAAGCGGCATGCCAACAGAATGCTTCACGCGATCATGTTCTTCAGCACGCTTCGCATCATTAAAACGATCCAATGTGCCTACCAGATACATTGGCTGCCTTCCATTTCTGGGAGGATTAGATTATACCTTAAATTTATCTATGAGCGGCTGCACTTTCTTCCTGTATACATCAATGTTATGAGGGATATACTTCTTAAACGCTTTAATTAACTTAATAATATCTTTCTTTGTTACTGATAAAGTCTCATTGCCAATAAGGTGACAATCGATTCTAAATAGTTTATCAAGTTTGGCCTTTAATAATTCACGCTCATTTTCATCGAGTATGCCTGTAGACAAACAAAACCCGGTAGATTTCATCCATCCATCATCGAGAAAATATACCAAAGCCCCTAGTATATCTAAGTTATCAATAACCTCACTTTTAGACATTTTCTTATATTTCTTAAATGCTGGTGAGTTTATTGTTTGAAAACCATATTGTCCATCACGTTTATCGGAAATACCGAACCCTCGTTTAGACGCCAAGTTTTCTAGCATCTTAAATTTCCAGTAGCAGTATTCTTTCTCTTTTTCGGAATGAGATTCTCGATAGTAATAATTACTACCATTGCGTTTAATATTACCATCACCGAGAATTCCACCGAGGATAATTTGCTCCTGATCATACATTATTAGGAAATTGCGATTTAAATGTTTAAATCCTATAAATCTGCAAATATTATATACACGATTCACAGAGATTTCAAGATCATCCGCAATTTCTGCAGCCTTCTTTATACCATACCATTCTGTAACATATTCAATTTCATTATCAGTAGGTTTTATTTCTGGTTTTTTACTCATAGCTAAACTCTCCATATTATAATCGTTGAACGTCCCTCTGAAATAAACAGAGGTTTCGCTGCGGATTGTCCAATCTCTGACGTTGTTACTATACCAAAGCCGTTACACTTTGCCATATATACATCACTGCATATACTTAGTATTCAGAGCTCTAAGGATCGTCCCCGACAGTTTAATGGATTTTATTGCCCCATGTCACCATGGGCACCGGCCTATTTGGTAGGTCAACCGGTAACACGCCTGATACGATCAAAGCGAACTCCTTCGCCAACCATTTCAATACCATTTCTTACAAAAGTCTTCATGTAGCAAAACACTCCTTCGAAGTAGAATTTATAAGTCTTTCTAGATCTGATCTCCGATCTTTGCAAGCACCGGCCGACCTAACATGATCGAGGACTTTCCTTCCAAAATTCGTTGATTCCGCGAACCTCGGTAGTACAATTCCAACGATTTCTCAGTCATAATGAATGGCCCATCGACCACTAGATCAGATCGAGAAATTAGTTCTTTCATGTGGTTGGAACCACTATCCCACAGGTGTTCAAATGTATATCCAGTAAAAGTCATCACATGATAGCTCTTACCAGCACTTTCAAACACATCCAACAATTCACACAATTCAGCAGCTTGACTCATTGGTTCGCCACCAGATAATGTGATTGCAGTACAATATGGATTTTTCATGATAAGATCAGCAAGATCTTTCACTTCAATTAAAGTCCCACCATCACAAGACCAGGTTTCCGGATTATGACACCCTTCACAATGATGCGGACATCCTTGAGTAAAAATTACTGTGCGGAATCCGGGGCCGTCAACAGTAGAATTCTCAATCACACCCGCTACTCTGATCTTACTCATTCATTCTCCTTCTTCGGTGTGTATACGAAAATATTTGGAATTTTATCAGCTTCCTCGTTGGGATCCGGACGATATGCAATCGGATCCGCTGCATGATGCTTCCACACACCCAGATGACGAAGCTTATCTACTGCCACAGGTTCACCTTCGCGTCTACCACAGCGAGGGCATACATCATCAATGATACCAGTGTAACCACAGACAGGATCATAGTCGACAGGATGGTTGATAGATCCATATCCGATACCACAATTCTTCATATGGGCAAGAATCTGCTCGATTGCATCGACATTCTTACTGGGATCTCCATCCATCTCGATATATGCAATATGTCCTGCATTACACAGAGCATGATATGGCGCTTCGATAGCAATCTTATCAAAAGCATTAATCTCATAGTAAACGGGTACATGACTCGAATTAGTATAGTATTCTCTATCAGTTACACCGGGAATAATGCCATAGCGTTTTCTATCAAGACGAGTAAATCTTCCAGAAAGCCCTTCGGCCGGGGTTTGCAGAAGACTGTAGTTTAAGTAATGTCTCTGACTTGCATCATCACACCACTTGCGCATAAACCCAATGATCTTAAGACCGAGTTCTTGAGCTTCTTTGGACTCACCATGATGCTTACCAATCAAAGCTACCAGAGCCTCGGCGAGGCCGATAAACCCAATACTTAATGTGCCATGCTTGAGAACTTCCTTCACGCTATCATTGTATTCAAGTTTATCAGAATCCAACCAAAGACTCTCACCCATAAGGAATGGGAAATTAAGAACTTTCTTTGTACTCTGGTATTTATATCTTAAATATAACTGTTCTTCGACGAGCTGAAGCATATGAGCAAGCTCATCAAAGAATTTATCAATATTCTTTTCAGCCTTGATCGCAAGACGGGGAAGGTTGATGGTTGTAAAAGACAGATTACCACGACCATGAGAGATCTCAGGACCGTTGATATTGCCCATAACACGAGTCCTACATCCCATCGTAGCAACGTATGTTTCAGGTTTACCTTCTACATAATACTGCAGATTGAACGGTGCATCAAGAAACTCATAATTCGGGAATAGTCTCTTAGCAGTAACCTCCATAGAATATCTATAGAGATCGTAATTAGGATCCCCGGGTTTAAAATTGATTCCATCTTTTACTCGGAAAATAGAGATGGGGAAGATTGCCGTTTCACCGTTACCGAGACCTTCATTTACAGCATTCAAAGTTTCTCTAATAACAAGTCTACCAGCATCTGTGGTATCCGTGCCATAGTTCAAAGAAGAAAATGGTACCTGTGCGCCAGCACGAGAATGCATACTGTTAAGATTATGGATAACAGCTTCAGTGGCCTGATGTGTTTCATCAACAACAGTCCGAATTGCACTTTTAAGAATATTGCTAGCCGTATCAAAACTAATATCCGTATTGGTATAATTGCGAATAATATCAGAGATTGCTATAATCCTAGAAGGATCCTTGGACATGTTTTCTTCCGCAACATACTCATTCAGCTTGACACCATTAGCAATGTAGTGATCAACACTGGCTTTAATTTCAGTCTTCAAAGACTGATACTCAATGCCTGCAATGATATTGAGATAATCAAGAATTTTCTGAATAATAGCCTTGCGAAAACTTTTATGCACACCGATTGCAAGACCGTATTCAAAGTTTGGTATAGATTGCCCACCCGTCGGGCCAACGGACTATATCTCAGCCCTCTAGCTTCACCTAGTTAGGGCCCTCCATTTTCGCTCCCGTATCCATCTCGGAGCTAACACTACTCGGTTACTCGCCGTTAAGAGTTGATAAGACTCAAACCTTATGCGCCGGCTATCCTTTCGTTAGTCTCTGAACCTGTTCAAATTATTAATTCTATGTAGGATAAGGAACCCATCACTATCCCTTTCCCGTAGCACCTTTTCTTTCTTTGTAGCGTTCCTCCGCTCATTCCCAGAATAGAGAAGTTTAACGTGTTGTATATTATATTTTCGCTGAGTCCTTGTATGAGATTTATCATATCGCTGATACATCTTATCATATATGGCGCCTCTGCGAATACCGCTTTGCTCTGAAATCTCTTTTGTTGTTCCAATATACTTCGTTCCATCTGTTAGCATCAACTCAAAGATTGAATCAATATGATTATTGATTCCATTTGCACGCATAGTTTTTGCATTTTCGGTTTGAGTTGAAAACTTAAGATTGCTCGGATGAAAGTTTAATGGATTATCATCAAGATGTTCAATGAGCTTATATGGACCATTGTTTATACATGCTAATGCAATAATTTTATGATATTTTACATTAGCATATCTTCTGCCAGTTTTTGTTGGATTTTTCAAACTCATAGATACAGCAGGATATCCACGTTTATCTATATACACAGAAATAATTCTGCCACTCCATATATTTGTAATATCAAGAGTTTCAGTATCAAATATGTATTGGTCTTTTATGTTTTCCAATGACCATAATGTATTAACCTGAACTTTGCTCATAATGCACCCTCCTTTCCTATAGAATATGAATGTGATGGTATAAATAAATTTGAACGTGGCACCGGATTAACAAGTCGTCACACTTGCAGTTCCCGGTTAGCAAAGATATTAAACACCCATTTCCTGATGTAACTATTCGTTATCTTCACACCCTGCGGATCACAGGTTTACGGAGTTTCCACCATAAGTTTCCTATATGGCGGCACCACATTATATAAATATTACATTAATCAAAATGAAATAATGTAAATTTACACACCGAAATGCATATCATTCTGCTCTGCCTGAATCGCAATACATGCAAGAGCTGCATAAGATCGAATCGAACCAGGTTCTCTAAGATATCCGTGCCCTGTAGAAAACCCATCCTTAAAAAGTTCGATAATATCAATCTGATTACAAGTCAATGTACCAGTAGCAAGGAAATCCAAATCATGTATTTGACAGTCTCCCTCCATATGAGCCTTGCTATGTTCGGGTGTAAGAAGATCCTGATGCGCAAACTGTTTGGATACTTCAGAACCATACTTGAGCATAGCTCCCATAGGAGAGTCAGCATTGATATTACCATTCTCGCGTTTAATATCAGCATCAACAGCATCAGAATATGTAATCTCACGCATAATATTCATCATATCAGATTTATAATTGCGTGCACGATTACGATTCTGTCTATAGATGATGTACGCTCTGGCAATATCAGAATAGCCTAAACGAATAAGAGCTTCTTCAACGAGATCCTGGATTGCTTCTACAGTGATCTTTTTATCTGCATCAGATCGCAAGGACTTCTCGATATCGTAAACAACATCGTCTTTGACATTCGCAGCAGCAAGCTCAACTGGAATACCATTAATATAACCCTGCGGATTCACAGCAATCATTGCTGACTTGATAGCTTTCGTAATACGATCGTAATTGAATTCAACCTCACGACCATCACGTTTAATGACTGTAATCGACTTCATATCAGTCAAAACCATTCACCTCTCAATTCTTATTAATCATACACAATAATATCTAACGTATCCTTCAGACGATCCATGATCTGATTAGCTAGTGTAGCATATATAGGAAAGTTCTCACTATACTTCAGAATCGGACCAGCAGGAAAACATTTTGCACCCTCGTCCAACCAGTTTAAATGATCAGTAGTCAGCCCGATTTTAGATACCAGAGTATCTCCAACGGTAAAGGTATTACCATTATCGAGATTCTCTCCATAGATCAGGAAAATACCACAGGGATTATTGGTTTCACGAGTATAGATAAGAGTGATTTTATAATCACCTTTAGCAGAACTTGTCATTTTCCCGTTATCATCAACCTGTGTTTGATCATAGATCATATGAAACTGAACTTCTGCATGATCAAAATGTTCCGGCTCTTTGATATTCTCGATCAGTACATTCATATCTTTACAGATAGTTGCGATGCCGGTAGCCATGAACAGATCGAAAACTTCAATGAGCGTTTTTGCACCTTCATAATACTGACTGGTCTCCATATCCATCTCAGTCGTATGAGCGGAACGATAAGTCAGGATTCGAGATTTCAGATATTCGATATCCTGATCATATGTGGGGTACCATACACCGTATTCTTCAGGATATTTTACCTCAAAGAAAAACAGTCGTGCATCTTCATTTACCTTGTGCGCAAGCAATATAATTACCTCCTTCGAGTGGGTGTTATACCTAAGTTAGGAAACTGCTAAGAATAAAATAGAGAGCCCAATTTGGGCTCTCTGCACTTTTCCAATTTAACATAACTTTCGCATATATACTATAATAATGAAGGCATGGAGAGAGGGTACTGACACTACCCTCTCTCCATTTTATGTATGAAAGGAGGAGATATTATGGGAACCAACGCGGAATATCCTTCGATGGAATGATTGGTCGAGACGTTTATGCATTTAAAAGAATGTTGTGAACACATGAAAATCGACAATTTCAACACAGATTTGAGTGATGAGCTCCCTGTTGTTGAATATCGTAAACCTGGTCCTGAGCCTTTATATGGCAATATGGGTCGCATTGTTGTCGGATAACTTCCATCAACATAACACATCTCAAAGAATCGGTAACCTTCATCCGATTCTTTTTCTCCGCCTTTCATACAAAATGTTACCCCACTGATCAATTAAGACCAGTGGGGATTTATTACATCACATATTTCATCACATCGGATATCTGTATCGGATATAACTTCACGCTTACGTCATGTTTACGCTTCAAGGAAGCATTTAAGGTAGAGCCTGAAATAGTCATAAACGTAAACCCAATATTACGCACACCGATACGATATGGTCTGTCGCCAATACAGCAAGAACAATACTCAGGGTCTTTCGCCTTACAGTAGATACCGGTGCGCATCTTTACTGTCTTGCCGATGTAGGAGTCAATATTTTCTGGAGTAAGCATCACAAGTTTGCCCTTACTACCGTTAGAACTACCTTCGACGATATACCGCCAGGTATAGTCGTCTGCATTATCCTTTGTGATATCAACGGCAATCGTCTCGGTTGTGCTACAATCAGAACCGCGCTTTTGAAGTCGAACTCGCTGAAACAAAGCGTTATATTTCTTTCCGTTTGTACCGGAGTCCTGTGTAGCAACGCCAGAAGAATAGGATGACGTAACAACTGTATCAGCGATTTTCGGCATATCTTCTTTAGTGATACCGGTATCATAGTTAGATGTAATGACCTTATATCCCGTAGGAGATTCGCCTGTATTATCCTGAACAGCACCCTTCATAACCATAATTGTCTTATATTGGTTATATGGATCAATACCGCAACCGGCATCAAACAATGCCATAGCAGGGTCATTCTTTTTCCTCATTTCATCCAATGCAGTCTTAACAACTTCATGTTCAATATGAGTAGACACCTGAGGATCATTCGCTTCAATGCCTTCTCGATTTTCTTCAAGGAGCTTCTTCTTCTGAGCTTTAGCAGCCGGAGGAAGAGTGATCAAAGTTTCCGATAAGGAAGTATTGATAATAAAAGCAAGAGGACCACCATATAACCACTGTGTACGATCAATATAACGACCATATTGCTCCCGTGTAATATCACCAGACATCAAAGCTTTTGCCATTGCGGTATCAATCTTGCCATTTACCTTGCCAGTAACGGGTTTATTGATATACCCGAAGATGGCCAGATCTTCCCAGATATACTTATTTGCTAGATAGATACCGATTGTAGTCTTCGTATTGGGTTTTACAAACTTCGACTCATTTGGTCCAATGGTAATAATATCATCAGGATGATACTTAATACCGCCATCTTTCATATAAGCAAATAAATTTGCAATGATATGAGCATCCAACTTTTCAGGATCACCGATGAGGCGGAACAGCTCTTTCTGCTGAGCCTCGTTGAGAATCCTTTCCGCCATTGGTCAATCCCTCCTCATTAAGTGAAATAGAGACGATAGATAAAAGTAACTGTCGCCTCAGAATCTTTCAATTCATTGTTCTCCATGTTCAGAGTAGTCATCATTCGGGCATTGAAGACTTCCTCAACATTTCCGCCCTTTTCTTTGGAATCAGACGCCTCTCCGATATAACCTGTCATCAGACCAACAGAATTTACCAACGACCGCATGGTACTTCCCTGACTGATCTTAAAACCTTCACGAATATCCGTCTCATCCAATGTCGCAGAATACTTAGTGAAAGTCTTGATATACTTCCCGTTAGAATCGCCGATGATATCTACGTTTGTAGGAACGGTCGTGCCATCTTCATATTGGACATTGATCTCACGCTCAACGGTAAACTTCTTACCGTAGTAATAAGCATAGTCGCCCTTTACTACACGCAGGAGGTAACGATTGCGTGTAGCGCCTTCCAGATCATGCTCCAAAGGTACAACCCGAAGGGGGAGCATGCCGGGTACAGTACGATCCGTGCGATGAACTTTATGTACTGTATTATAGGTATCACCACAACCACCATTACCGACCATGATGCCAACGATCTTCTCCAACGGTACAGTATCAGAAGAAGTATCGATCTCCTCAATTGTGTGAACACCGAGCTCCAAATCAATTGGAGTAGTCTTAAAAGTAGAACGAATATTGTTCACCTTTTCAGACAAGAATACTGCACCAGTAACGAGCAGATCATTGCGTCTCAGAGAACGAGTGAAAATCGTTTTACCGCCATATTTGGAAGCCAAAATGATTTCCACCTCGCCAATGACTTCATGAGGCCTTGCTTCAGCCAAAAGACGACCAGAATCATCATGCACAGTATCAAGCACGGTCATATGATCGCCACGAATTTTAATATTAGCCATGAGTAATTGTGCACCTCTCTTTACTCGATATTTGCGTAGGCCTTATCACCTACTGCTATATATTCATTCAGGAATATGGTTTTATGTGTACTTACGGTATCTTGTACATGAATCCATTCATTGATTGGATACTTCTTATGTACAACTTTACCATCAATCACACGAATAGGATCTCTATCTCCAAGATAGAAGAAAATATTAATAGAGCGAAGCTGGACGGAAGACGCCTTGAAGACATTAATCGCCATTCGGATATATCGACCAATCAGTGATGCGTATACAGTAGGAGTATTAAGGAATAGATATTTCAGCTCATCTGAGTTAAATAGATCTTCCAGCTTCTCCAGAATATACACTAGCAGACCATTCAGTGCATCCTCATCTTCGATGCTATCAAGCTTTCTTGCTAATTTTGGATCAAGATCTTCCAACATTTCATAGTATGTTTCTGCATATGTCCCATCAAGCTTGATGAAAGTTTCACGCTCCTTAGAAGATGTAAAGAAAATATCCTTACAGTTAGATAACGCAATATATTGTCGGATATCATTCGTTTTATGCATCTCATCCAATATCGCATCGAAGAGTGCTCGATTCTTTACATATATGGACAGAATATCAGGGGAATCTGTCCTCCCAAGGGGTTTGGCAAGTTCCATATCAAATCCTTCAACCAGGACACGGTCCACATCAATCTGTAATTCATACTTATTAACAATCTCTCGGACTTGCTCCTCGATATCATCATAATTGAATCTCCAGATCTCTGCAATCTGTGTAGGCTCGTATACAATATTTCCATCAAAATGAGCCCTCTTAGCCATAGCAGCCAAAAGGAAGTTCATCATCGTGAATAACGTACACTTACCAGAAGTTGCATAAGTATTGACCATTGTCACCTTTGCAATGTTATCTCTGGCATACAAGATAAGATTAATAAAACAACAAACTTCAAATACAAGGGACGTGACTTCGTATGCAACTTCTACGTCAACATACTTCGTCATCATCAGATTAAAATCAGTAAGAAGAATCTCCTCTTTCTCTTCAGGAGTAAGCTGCCAAAGAAAGTCATTGTCAGTGACAGTGTCATATGAGAGTCGATTTTCTTCCTGTGTATTGATATCATGCTCTTGAATTTCGGCTCTGATGAAATCAAGACGATAGTCCTGATTTGGATCTCCAGTGAAACTGATATTACCATCAATGTCTTTAGGTTGTGTCTTCATAAGAAAATACCGATTAGCAATCAGGTCATCCTGCGAAAACAACTTACAGACATCAACAAGCACGCCATCAGTTCCTTTTACTTTCAGCAGACGGTCCATAGCAAGAACTAGTCTCTGCTTATAAGTAAATGGAAACTTCTGGAAATACCTTAACATCCCATAAGATTCCAGAATTGCGTCAAGAATCTCTTCAAAATTAAGGTAAGCTTTTTCATCAGGTACTAATGTATTGCGAATAGCCAGCGTCAACATCAAAACACCGATCGTCGGATCATATAGAGTCTTAGTAGTGATTTGTTCTCTATGATAGATCGTAGACATGATATAACGTCGAGCAAA